AGCATCGGGATCTTGGAGACTTACAGCTCTCAGGTTGCCATAGATGAACTCAAAATGGCAGCAAGTATAAAGGCTTGGTGCGACATATATAAGCCTCGCTTGGTGGCATTTGACAAGTACGCTACTCAAACTATTGCGGATCGTCTTATGAATAGTGGTGTTGTCTGTGAGGACGTAAGTGGGCAGCAATTCTATAAAGCCTGTGGCGATCTACTAGAAGGTTTGGTCAATCACCGGATAGTCCATAATGGACAGGCTGAACTGATCCAGCAGATGAATAACTGCGCAGCTAAAGTCAATGACAGCGCGTGGCGCATAATTAAACGCAAGTCTGCTGGAGATATCTCAGCACCTATTGGCTTGGCAATGGTAGTTAGCAAGTTAATGATCCCTCAGCCTAAGCCACAGATATATACTTAGACACGCCCTATCACATTGTCTATTATCTTGACAAGTGCTATTATTTATGTCTATGGGTAGATTATTGCAGGCATTCGGTCTTGAGTCTAAGCCTTTACTAGAGGCTCAAGCAGCACCTCAAGTCCTTGGTGAGTATTCACCTTATGCCATGCCTTTCCAGTATGCATACGTAAGCAGAGAAGATGCTCTTAGCGTTCCTGCATTACAAAGATGCCGCAATCTTTTGTCTGGCACTATCGGAGCAATTCCTTTAGAGCTTTACAAGAAATCTACTAATGAAGAACTTGGCTCACCTGCATGGTTAGAGCAACCTTCATATTCACAGCCACGATCTGTAACTATTGCGTGGACTGTTGATTCACTTCTGTTTTATGGGCAAGCCTTCTGGAAAGTGGTCGAAGTTTATTCTGAGGATGGTCGACCATCTCGCTTTGAGTGGATTGCTAACCATCGAGTAACTGCAACACTAGATAGCACCAATACTTTTGTTAGATCTTATGCAGTCGATGGCACTACTTTGCCAATGGACGGCTTGGGATCTTTAATCACTTTCCAATCATTAGGCGATGGCATTCTTAACACTGGAGTGCAGACAATTCGTGCAGCTATTGATGTCCAGAAGTCAGCAGCGATTGCAGCAGCCACTCCGATGAGTACTGGCTTCATCCAGAACTCAGGTGCTGATCTTCCACCGGCAGAAGTGCAGGGATTATTGGCGGCATGGAAAAGAGCTCGTCAGAATAACTCTACTGCTTATTTAACAAGCACTTTAGATTATAAGACTGTTGGCTTCTCACCTAAAGACATGATGTATAACGAAGCTATTCAGAATCTTGCTACTGAAATTGCGCGCCTATGCAATGTGCCAGCAATCTATGTTTCAGCAGATCAGAACTCAAGTTATACATATCAAAATGTCAATGATGAACGAAAGCAATTCTTAACACTATCTTTACAGCCATTCATTACTGCGATTGAAGATCGCTTGTCAATGGATGACATAACTGCTCGTGGCAATGTAGTCAAGTTCGATATTGATAAGAACTTCTTGCGCACTGATCCACTGCAAGAGCTTGCAGTAATTGAAAAACTCCTAGCCCTTAATCTGGTTACCCAGGAACAGGCTATGGAAATGACAGATCTAACACCTAACGGAAGCAATGGTCTAGAATGAACCAAGTAATCACCTTCTCGGCTGATCTAACAGCAGACTCAGCGAATCGCACAGTATCAGGCAAGATTGTGCCTCTCAATGTCGAAGCAGGATCTACAAATATGGGCAAGGTAATCTTCGCCTCTGGATCTATTGCTATCGAAGATCCTAAAGCAATCAAGTTGCTAAGTCAGCATGATACTAAGAAGCCTTTAGGTCGCATGGTTTCTTTTAGCGAATCAGATAACTCAATCGATGCAGTATTCTCTATCAGTCGCTCACAGCGCGGTACAGAAGCTCTAATCCTTGCAGAAGAAGGATTGCAGTCAGGTTTGAGCATCGGGGCAGAAGTCCTCAAGTCAAAGATCAAGGATGGCGTTACTTATGTATCTGCTGCTCGCTTGGTCGAAGTAAGTTTAGTAACAGAGCCAGCATTTAAGTCTGCTCAAGTTACTGATATTGCAGCAGAAGAATCTGCTGTAGAAGAATCAACCCAACCAACAGAAAGCGAGACAGCCACCGTGGAAGAAACCACTCCAGCAGTCGAAGCAACACCAGTTGAAGCACCAGCGGTCGAAGCTGCTCGCCCAACTGTTTCAGCAGCATACTTCACAAAGCCACGCATCGAATTGACAGCAGCTAAGTATGCAGAAAACTCAATCCGCGCAGCTCTAGGCGATGAGGATGCTCGTCAGTACCTACGCGCAGCAGCAGACACAACAGACAACGCTGGACTTGTTCCAACTCGTCAGTTGTCAGAAATCATCAACCCACTCGGAACAACAATCCGTCCATCAATCGATGCAATCTCTCGCGGAGTGCTTCCAGATGCAGGTATGACTTTCGAGATCCCACGCATCACACAGATGCCTACAGTTGAGATCGAGCCAGAGAATGCAGGATTCTCAGACACAGATCAAAACTCTAACTTCCTATCTGTCACAGTGCAGAAGTACGCAGGACAGCAGACATTCTCTGTTGAATTGCTAGATCGTACATCTCCAGCATTCTTCGATGAGCTAGTGCGCAACATGGCAGCAGCTTACGCGAAGGCAACAAACGCAGCAGTTAATGCAGCGTTGATCGCTGGCGCAACAGCAGACGGAACAACAACAACAACATACCCAACAGCATCAGAGTTGCTTGGAATTGTTGCTCGCGGTTCAGCTTCTGTCTATGGAGCAACAGCAGGACTTGCAAACCCATTCGCTCGCAACATGGTCGTATCAACAGGACAATGGTCTAACATCATGTCTCTAAACGATGCAGGTCGCCCAATCTACACAGCATCACAGCCAATGAACGCAGGTGGAGCAGTTGCACCAACATCATTGACAGGTAATGTTGCCGGACTCAACCTATATGTTGATCCAACAAACGCTGGCGATGGCGATGGAACAATCCTAATCGTGAACCCAGATGCATACACATGGTACGAGTCACCAACATACCGCTTGCGTGCAGAATCAACAGCTAACGGATCAGTAACAGTTGGTTACTACGGATTCGGTGCAATCGCTACTAAGGTTGCAGCTGGCGCATTCAAGAATAACAAGCAGTAAAAACTCACTAAGTCGCTCTGGGGAGTAGTAGCCCTCTACTCCCCAGAGTCTTGAGAAAGGACATCATGGCACTTACAACAGTCGCAGAACTCCGTGCAACACTCGGAGTCGGTACTTTGTATCCAGATGCAACCCTTCAAGAGGTATGCGATGCAACGGATGTCGTGCTCTTGCCAATGCTTTGGCAGAACGAGATCTATAACACGCATCAAAGCCTTAGCAACAATGTGGCAACTCTTTACTTTGGTCAGGACATTTCTCAAGATTTCTATGTCGGACAAAGCGTAATCATTACTAAAAACGGAAGCCCATATAACGGCACTAAGACAATTACTGCCATTGGTTCAGGCTCACTTTCATATGCTGCAACTGGAGCAGATCAAGGCGTTCACGCCATCCAGCCTTTTGGAATTGTTGCAGGAACAGTCACTGACTATGCAACTGACACAGCAGTCCAGCAAGCAGCTTTGATGATATCTGTTGAAATCTGGCAAGCGCGTACAGCCACCCTTTCAGGCAGTAACGCTGTCGATTTCCAGCCAAGCCCTTACCGAATGAGCGCACAGCTTCTCGCTAAGGTGCGAGGATTGATCGCGCACTGCTTATCACCTAACTCGATGGTGGGCTGATGCCTGTTGCCGTCACTACTCTCAGGACTACATTAGCAACGGCTTTAGTCGATAACGCTAAGTGGCAGACTTTTGCATTTCCACCTGCCACAGTCCTGGCTAACTCTGTAATTGTTTCTCCAGATGATCCTTATCTGACACCAAGCAACAATCAGCACATTTCAATTAGCCCAATGGCTAACTTTAAGATTGTTATGACTGTTCCACTATTCGACAATGAGGGAAACCTCAACGGCATCGAGGACACAGTCTGTGGCGTGTTCGCAAAGCTCGCTGCATCATCTTTGACCTATAATGTAAGCGCGATAAGCGCACCAAGTATTCTCAACGCTGCATCGGGTGACCTACTCAGCTGCGAGATGTCCGTATCAATCCTAACGAGTTGGAGCTAAACATGTCCGAGTGGGAACAAGAAAACGCTGACTTCCTGAAGAAAATCGGGCAAGTAAGCACACCAGCACCAAAGCCAGCACCTACTAAGAAAGACGAGGAATAATCTCATGGCTGTATTTCTAAATAACAAAGTCGGTGTGAAGATTAACTCCGTTGATCTTTCAGACCATGTCACATCAATTACTCTTAACCGCACATTCGATGAGCTAGAAGTTACTGCAATGGGTGACACAGCACACAAGTTCGTTAAGGGCTTGGAAGCATCATCTGTAACAATCGACTTCCTAAATGACACAGCATCAGCGAATGTATTGGCAACACTACAAGCTGCATGGGGTACAACAGTCACATGTGTATTCCTACAGGAAAAGGGAACAGCAGTCTCAGCGACTAACCCTCTATACACTGTCTCACTTCTAGTGAACAACACAACAGACATCAATGGTGCTGTTGGCGATATGTCCACACAGTCAATCACATTTACTGCTAACTCAACAGTTGCAGTAACAACATCAGGCACATTCTAAACAAACTATAAAGGGGCAAACTCATGGCAAAACTAAAGATAGTTCGTACAGATGGAAGCGTATTGGAAGGCGAGATCACTCCAGCAGTGGAGTACTCATTCGAGCAATACGCTAAAAAGGGCTTCCATAAGGCGTTCCGCGATGAAGAAAAGCAGAGCGATGTCTATTGGTTAGCATGGGAAGTAACACGCAGAGCAGGTGAATCTGTTAAGCCTTTCGGGATTGAGTTTATCGAGACACTTAAGAGTGTTGAGGTATTAGACTCAGACCCTTTAGCTTAAAGCGCGATCTTCCGTTCACCTATCTAATCGCTAGGCTAAGCATTAGATTGGGAATCGCGCCACAGCAGTTATTAGATCTAGATAAGACCATGCTCGATGCATTAGTGCAAGGGCTCAAGGATGAAGCGAAAGAGGTGAGCGATGCCAGCAAGCGTAAAGGGCGCGGTCGCTCTTAGAAAGTCTTTACGCCAGTTTAGTCCTGATCTTGCTAAGGCTTTACCTAAAGAAGTTGCGCAAGCTCTTAAGCCAATTACTAAGGCTGCTAAAGGCTATCTGCCAGATGATGATCAAGTCCTAAGCGGATGGTTAGCGCGAGAAGGTTCAGAGGCTCGCTTCCCAAGTTACAATGCTCGAATAGTAAAGTCCGGGATTGGTTATAAGACAACACCTTCTAAGCCTAATCGCAGAGGATTTAGATCTCTTGCTCGCGTATTCAATAAGAGTGCTGCTGGAGCAATTTATGAGACTATGGGTCGCAAGACTCCGACAAGTCGCTTTGTACAAAATCAGAACAGTAAGTATGGCGCACAGATGAAGGGCGATCAGAAGATGGAAGGTCGCGCTCTGTTTCGTGCTTATGAAGAAAATAACGGCAAGGCTAGAGATGCAGTACTTAAGGCAATTCAAGGCGCAGCTAACAAACTCAACGCGAGAGCAAAGGTGTAAATCATGGCTAATGTAATGATTGATATTGCAGCGGAGTTCGTTGGCAACAAAGCTTTTAAGCAAGCAGATACTGCAACAGATAAACTCACCAAAAATGTTAAGAAACTTGCAGGTGCTTTTGGATTGGCTTTTGGTACTACTCAGGTTCTTGCTTATGGCAAGGCTGCGGTCAAAGCAGCAGCAGAAGATCAGAAAGCACAGCAACAGTTAGCACTAGCTCTCAACAATGTTGGACTTGGTAGAGATGCTGCTGCATCAGAAGAATACATCCAGAGACTACAAACAGAGTTCGGCATTGTCGATGATCTGCTCCGTCCTGCTTATCAGACTCTCGCTGTAGCCACAGGCGACACAGCAGAGGCTCAAAGACTTCTCAATCTTTCTCTGGACATTTCTGCTTCAACTGGCAAGGATCTTTCTAGCGTAACAGCAGCGTTGAGCCGTGCATATCTGGGCAACAATGCCGCTCTTTCTAGACTTGGTGTAGGTATCTCAAAGGCAGACCTTAAAGCTAAGTCTTTTGAGGACATCACAAACCAACTACAAAGCACATTCGCAGGATCTGCCACTGCTGCCGCTAATACTTTTCAGGGTTCAATCGACAAACTCGGAGTGGCTTCTGCCAATGCCAGCGAGATTATCGGCACTGGCTTAATCGATGCCCTGACTAAATTGGGCGAAGATACGAGTGTTGCTAACCTAGCCACAAACATGGAAAAGACTGCTCTATATATTGCAGATGTGATTCGTGGCGTAGGAGTCCTAGCAAGTAAGTTAAAGGATCTGCCTATCATCGGTAGTTTCAATGTGGGAATGATCCCAATTCTGGGAACATACCTAACAATCTTGCGTGAGGCTGGGAAGCAAGCACCAATCCAAAAGGCTTCCGATAATGCACACCTAAAGTCTTTACAAAATCAATTTACACTGGCTAAGAAAACTACTGCTCAAGCGAAGGTTCTTACAAAAGAAACTGCTGCACAGTTAAAGGCTAAGCGACTTCAGCAAGCCATCGACAAGGCTAACCTTGCTCTTAGCAAGGGTGAAGAAATCTTTGACATGGACAAGATCCAAGTTGCAGCAGCTCTTACTAATCAGGCTGAGCAACTAGGCAAGGCAACCGATGCGACTCAAAGATTACAAATTGCTAATGATGTTGCTCGCCTAAATGTTAAACAGTCAATCTTCAACCTTGAAGATGCTATTGCATCTAAAGATGAAGCAGCCATTATTGCTGCTACAAAAAAACTTAATGAAGATCTAAAAGTTCTTAGTGTCCTTACTGGTCAAAGTGCAAAATTGACAGACATCAAATCAATTCTTGATTCCTTAAAGCCAAAGGACTTAATCAATCAATCTAATCTGGATGCTGCTCTTGCCAAGATAGCCGAAATGATTAGATTACTTGCACAGGCTAATTTAACTTCCAATATGAAAGTTCCGACCAGTGCTTCACTTGGTTCAGGAATTACAGAAAATGATTATATTGCACCTATTCCATTGAGCGTAGGACTAAATGCCTCAACAGCAGCACTTATTGAAGCATCTGAGGCTATACAGGAAAGAGCCAATGCTTTTAGCATGTTGCTTGATTTACAAACAGCAGCCGATACTGCTGCCTTAGCCGAAAGTTCTTTAGCGATCAACACTGGGGCACAGTTGTTTAATCTTGAAGATGTAGCAAGAAGATCTCTATTGCAAGGTCTTTCAGGTGGAGCAGGAGTATCGGGAGCAGTAAGCGGATCAAGATATGCTGCTCAAGCTGCTGCGCAATACAATCTCACTGTTAATACAGGCGTGGGAGATCCAGAAGCAATCGCTAGAGCTATTGAGGAAGCAATTCGTCAAGCCAACCAGCGCGGAACTACGAGTTTGTCAATAGCATGACATGGCTTCCAGAATGGCGCATCACAGTAGGTGACAATGTTTATACAACTGTTACTTCAGTTAATGTAACTATTGGGCGCATTGACATTGATCGTCAATGTCAAGCAGGTTATGCCCGCATGGAAATCATTAACTCGACCAATGCCCTTTTTGACATTGATGTTACAGATTCTCTTACTTTAGAGCTGAAAGACAGCAGTGGAACATATGTACCTGTATTCGGTGGCACAGTCTCAGATTTCTCAACTTCTGTCAGAAGCCCAGAGGAATCAGGCTTTGTAACTTTAGGGTCAATCCTTGCCGTGGGTGCTTTGGCTAAACTTCCTAAAGCCATCTACACAGATTCTGTAGCTCACGGATTAGATGGCGAGCAGATCGCTATTATCTTGCAGGAACTTTTAGTCAATGAATGGATTGAAGTAGCACCTGCCCTGCAATGGCAAGATTATGATCCGACCACCACTTGGGCTAATGCTGAAAATGTGGGATTGGGTGAGATCGATGCTGGGCTTTATCAGATGGATAACCTAAGTGCAGCAGATCGCAACACACAAACCTTAGTTCAGCAGATAGCAGATAGCGCACTTGGAAATCTCTACGAGGACAAACAGGGGCGCATCTCATATGCGGATGCGGATCATAGAAGTAACTATTTAGCTGCTAATGGCTCAACCCAGTTAGATGGCAATTACGCTTCCCCTGCTAGCGTTAAGTCAATCCTTCAAATTGGCAAGATTCGTAACAGTGAGATCGTGCGCTATGGCAATGACTACGGCAGCACCTACTCAGCCACAGACGATGCCTCTATAACTGCCTATGGTCGCTACCAAAGATCATTCGATTCTAACATTCGCTTTCTTGCTGATATCGAGGACATCATCGAGCGTGATTTAGCCCTGCGCTCAACGCCTAGAACTCAGCTTGATCAGATTACTTTCAGACTTGATAATCCTAATATGCCTAATGCCCTTAGAAATGACCTTATCAACCTGTTTTTTGGTGAGCCAGTAGTTATTACTAACCTACCCTTCAACATGTTCGAGGGGTACTTTTCAGGCTTTGTAGAGGGCATCTCTATGAGAGCCACACCAACTTTTGTGGACATGACTATCTATGTCTCACCAACAGACTTCTCTCTTATAGCCCCGACATGGGCAACAGTACTTCCAACTAACACCATCTGGAGTGGCGTAAATGGTACACTACAGTGGTCTAAAGCGATCGGAGCTCTAACCTAATGGCAACAACAACCCCTAATTTTGGTTGGGCAGTACCAACCAGTACTGACCTAGTCAAGGATGGCGCAGTAGCCATTGAGACACTAGGCGAT